CTTTAATGAGGAGATGCTTAAGCGGGGCGAGTTCATCAACACTGTTCTACTCAAGCCTAGTGGTGACAAACTTACCCGTGCTAGAAGTATCCAAGCTCGTATGAGAAGTGGTGCTTGCAGATTCGATAAGGATGCTGAGTGGTATCAAGCTTTTGAAGATCAGCTTCTTAGATTTCCTAGAGATAAGCATGACGATCAGGTTGACGCTTGGGCATACCTGGGGTTAATGCTCGATAAAATGTGGGAAGCTCCAACTGAGAAAGAGCTTGAGGAAGAAGAGTACGAGGCTTTTGTTCGAGATAGTAATGTAGTAGACTCTGGGCGTTCTACAGTCTGTGGGTACTGACATGAATTTAAAAAATACGTTTGATATTAATGAGCTTGTATACGAGCCAAACATAGCTAATCTTTTATCCAAAGATGATCTCGAAACAATTGGAGTACAAGTTGTTAGAGATTTTGATAATGATTTGATGTCTAGAAGTTCTTGGGAAAAACGAACTGAAGCTTCTTTAAAACTTGCACTACAAGTAACTGAAAACAAAAACTTTCCTTGGGCTAACGCTAGTAACGTCAAGTTTCCTCTCATCACTATTGCTGCTTTGCAATACCATGCTCGTAGTTATCCCGTACTCATAGATAACGATCTACCTGTTAAATGCAGAGTAGTAGGAGAAGACAAAGACGGATTACGTACTCTACGTGCTAGTCGTGTAGAACAACACATGTCTTACCAACTTCTTGAAGAAGATGAAGATTGGGAATCAGAGATGGATAAAGTTCTTATTACACAGCCTATCATTGGTTGTGCTTTTAAGAAAACTTACTTTGATCCAATACGCAAACACAACATTTCTGAGAATGTATTAGCTAAGGACTTGGTAGTTAACTACTGGACTAAAAGCTTAGAGACAGCTAGTCGTATTACTCATGTTTTACAGATGAGTAAGAATGAAATCTATGAGCGTACTGCTCGTGGGTTGTGGTTAGAAGGTGTGAGTGAAGGTCGTAACCAACAGTACTCGTCTGTTGCTATGGGCAACGGATTACAAACACTACAAGATAAAGCTCAAGGTTTACAACCACCTGAGCCAAATGACTCTAGTACTCCTATTGAAATGCTAGAACAACATTGCCACATTGACTTTGATGGTGATGGTTACGCTGAACCCTACATCGTGTATGTACGTAGAGACAATAAGAAAGTTGCTCGTATCGTTGCTAGATACACACAAAAAGACATAGAAGTTAATGAGAGTGGAGTTATTCTCAGTATCAAAGCAGAACAATACTTTACTAAGTATCCATTTATTCCTTCACCAGATGGAGGTTTCTATGACCTTGGGTTTGGAGTTTTGCTTGGGCCTCTTAATGAGTCTATCAATACAATTATCAATCAGCTTGTTGATGCTGGGACGATGGCGAACACTGCTGGTGGTTTCCTCAGTCGTGGCATTAAGCTACGTGGTGGTAACTACACCTTCAATCCAATGGAGTGGAAGCATGTAGATACTACTGGAGATGATCTGCGTAAAGGCATTGTTCCTTTGCCAGTACGTGAGCCTTCTCAAGTAATGTTCACCCTACTCAACCTACTCATCAACTATGGTGAACGTATCGGTGGTTCTGTAGATATTCTTTCAGGACAGAATCCTGGACAGAATACTCCTGCTGAGACTACTCGTACTATGGCTGAGCAAGGAATGAAGGTATTTAATGGTATTTTCAAACGTACTCACCGTAGTTTGAAACAAGAGTTCCGTAAACTGTATCGTCTAAATCAGATATTTGTTAATGAAAACACACCATATGTATCTGGTGCAAATGGTACTGGTATGGTCTTGGCCTCTGATTACGAGGGTCCAGTAACTGATGTCATGCCTACTTCTGATCCAAGTGTCACATCTGATGCACAACGTATAAACCAAGCGTCTGCTATTGCTGCTCGTGTTGCTGCTACCCCAGGTTTGTACAACAGATACGAAGCTGAGTACACATTCCTCAAAGCAATGAGAGTCACTAACATTGACAAGTTATTACCTGATCCAAGTGGTCCTAACGCTATACAGGCACCACCTAATCCAAAAGTCCAGATAGAACAGATGAAGATACAGGCTAAACAAGCCTCTGATCAACTGACTATGAAGATTGCTCTGCTTAAACTAATGGGTGAGGCAGAACTAAACCAAGCACAGATACAAAAGTTAGAAGCAGAAGTAGAAGAAATCAAGATTGGTATTGTTACCGAAGGCGAGAGAATGCGTATTCAAGAAATCAATATGCAAATCGGTCTACAGAGAGAACGTAGAGAAGGTGTTATGAATGCCATCAAGACTATGAATGTTGCCTTCGACAAGATGGTAGCAGGTAGTCAAGAGGACTTAGGTCAGTTTAATGTGGAGATGCCAGAACTACCTCAGTAAGGATTTTTTAAGGAGAGAGAATGGAAATAGTAAGTTCCGATAACTTTGATGAGTGGAAACATCACCCAGTAACTAAACGTCTGATGAAGATGCTTAGTAATGATCGTGAGACTATGAAAGAAGGTATTGTCAACAATGCGTTTGACGATGAGCAAGAGGTTAAAGGTAGATGCCGAGCAATCGCAATCATCCTTAACTTAGAGTATGAAGACCTGTTTGAAGTAAAGAGAGAAACAAATGAGCAATGAAAGTGGTATTAACCCTGTAGGTTGGCGGGTGCTTATCAAGCCCCAAGAAGTAAAGGAAGTCTCCAAAGGAGGGATTATCCTAACAACAGAGAAGTCCAAAGAACGAGAGCAGATGGGTAACACCACTGGGATTGTTATTGCAATGGGCGATCAATGTTATGCCGATGAACCTGCACCTTGGTGTGGGGTTGGGGATAAAGTAATCTTTGCTAAGTACGCAGGTTTGTTGTACTTGGGTAAAGATGGAGAAGCATATCGAATGGTTAACGATAAGGACATCACAGGTACGTTAGATGCTGACGTAAGTCTGGTTGATCCTTACCTAGCTAAAACATAAGTTGACATTCTTTAAAATATAGGAGTAAGATATGAGTGAAGAAAATGTTACTAGTAACGAAATAGCACCAGAGGTACGCCAAGAGGCTGAATCTCAAGGGTGGGTTCCCAAAGAAAGGTTTCGTGGAAACGAATCTGATTGGGTTGATGCTGATATTTTTGTAAAGCGTGGTCGAGAGATCCTCCCTATTCTGCGTAAGAATAATGAGAACCTCATTAAAGACTTAAACTCTACAAAAGAACAGCTCAAAGAGTTTCGTGAAGCAGCAGAAGAATTTAAGAAATTCCAGAAAGAAGCTTATGAACGTAAAGCTCAAGACTATGAGTTACGTATCCAAGCAATAAAAGAAAGCCGTGCTCAAGCTATTAGCGATGGGGACGGACAGAAAGTCAATGCTTTAGACGATGCTTTAGATCAAGCTAAAGATGAACTCAAGGATGCTAAGCAAGCAGTTAAGGATGCTGACAAAGCACCGATTAGTGCTGCACCAGTAAACGAAGAGATTGATCCAGGACTACAACAGTGGTTGGATAAAAACTCTTGGTTTGGTCAGGATAAACGGATGACTGGCATAGTTAACGGTATTGGTGAAAGCCTTCGATTAGAGTTCCCTTTGCTTAAAGGACAGGCATTTTTAAATAAGCTTGACGAAGTGTTAGCAGAAGAGTTTCCAAATAAGTTTGGGGAAAAGAAAACCCCGTCTAGTCGAGTGGAATCTGGCTCAGGAAGAGCGAGTCGTGGTAACAGCAGCAATGCTCCATCCTATGACAATCTCCCAGCAGAAGCCAAAGCTGCATGTGATCGGTTTGTTAAGCAAAAGCTTATGACTCGTGAACAGTATGTAGCTGATTTTGACTGGAATTAATTTAATAACTTGAAAGGAAATTGATATGCCCCGCGCACTAAATGAGTTTGAAAAACGTGACCGCCTAGTAGCTAAGATGGAAGAACGTAAGACAGCAGAGGCTGCTCCTACACCAGCACTAAACGGTACAACTCGTAAAAAACGTAACGTGTTTAATGGCACGGAAGCTAAGATAAGTGTCCAACAACAGATAGATGGTTACCACCTACATGTCTTTACAGACAAAGGTGGACGCATACAAGCAGCCCTTGATAACGGCTATGAGTTTGTAAGACCAGATGAAGTTGGAGGCGTGAGTGAGAATGTGGTTAGCCGTAATGGTGACCTCGGAGAAAGAATTAGGTATCTTGTAAATCCCCGTGCTGAAGGTACGGAGCAATACGGTTATCTAATGAAGATTCGGCAAGAATGGCATGAGGAAGATCAAGCCGAGCTTCAGGCTAAAAACAATCTTATTGACGCTGCTATTCGTAAGGGTAAGATCACTGGAGAAAATCCATCGTTCTATACCCCTAGGGACGGTATCAAACTTAACTAACGTTTTAAAGGAGTCTTAAATGGCTAATGTAAACAAAGCCAACGGGTTTAGTCCTGTTGGTAACTTGCTAGGTGGCAAGTGGAATGAGCAGGGTCGTTTATACGCTATCCCTACTGCTGACACTACCAATAGCTATGCAATCGGTGATTGCGTGATGTCTAGAGCTGGTTCAGATACCACTGGTATCCGATACATCCAAAAGTGGGGTGGTGCAACTACTACTTCTGCTTTGCCTCTGGGTATTATTGTGGGCATTCGTGTTGCTGATCCAGGTGTAAGCTTGGTTGGTAACTCTTTGTCTTTAGAGAAGGCATACATTGCTGCTGGTACTCGTACTAGTGTGCGTTATGTCTATGTTGTGGATGATCCTTTCGTCTTGTTTGAAGCTCAGTTTGATAGCACTGGTGCTACTCAAGCTCAATTGTCTTTGAATGCTGCCGTGACTATCTCTGCTGCTAATCAAACATCTTTGGGTAACAGTTCGCCTTTCTCTGACATGGTTCTTACTGGACCAGCAGTTACGGCTACTCTGCCAATCCGCATGTTAGGTGCTGTACAACGTGGTGACAATGAAGTAACTAGCGCAGCTAGCCCTTATGTCCGTGTGTTGTGCAAATTTAACTACCACGAATACGGTACTATCGGCTCTGCTTCTGGCACTGTCGTTAACTACCTTGCAGTCTAATTAAGGAGATAAATCATGGCTGGAGTAATTACAACCGCATCGCATCCCAAAGCACTATGGCCTGGTATCAAGGCTTGGTGGGGACAAACTTATAACGAGCACCCAGAAGAGTATGTAGATTTGTTCGATAAGGACACATCTAACATGAACTACGAAGAAGACGTTCAATTGTCTGGCTTCGGTCTGGTGCCAGTTAAGTCTGAAGGTCAAGGCACTGCCTATGACTCTGAGATCCAAGGCTTCACAACTCGCTATACACACGTTGCATACGCAATGGGTTATATCGTGACTAAGGAAGAAATGGATGACAACTTGTATGAGCAAGTATCCAAGAAACGTGCTGCTGCATTGGCTTTATCTTTCCGTCAAACGAAAGAAAACATTGCTGCTAACGTGTACAACCGTGCTTTCAACGGCACATATTTAGGTGGTGATGGTGTAGCTTTGTGCTCTACTGCCCACCCAAATACTTCAGGTGGTACATTCTCTAACAAGCCAGCAGTTGATGTTGATTTGTCTGAGGCTTCTTTGGAAGATGCAGTGATTTCAATCATGGGTCTTACAAATGACCGTGGTTTGTTAGTCGCTATTCAACCAAATAGCTTGCACATTGCTCGTCAAGAAGTGTTTAATGCTCAACGCATTTTGCAAACTGAGTACCAAACAGGTAACGCCAATAACGACATCAACGTCATTAAATCTGGCAACTACATCCCTGGTGGTTTCAAAGTGAACCATTACTTCACAAGCCCACACGCTTGGTTTATCCGTAACACCATCCCTGGTGGTACTGGTATGAAGTACTATGAGCGCATGGCTGTCTCGTTTGATCAAGACAATGACTTCGACACTATGAACGTTAAAGCCAAAGGCTACGAGCGTTATAGCTTCGGATGGTCTGATCCTCGTGCTGTATATGGATCTAATGGTCCTTAATTGTTACTAGTAACACCCCCCTCCCATAAAGAGGGGGTTCTTTTTATAAAGGAAACTTATCATGGCTTACGGTTTACAGAAAAAGAGAATGATGCCAGCATCAGCAGCCCCTAAGAAAATGGCTCCTGCTAAGAAGATGATGGGATCGAAGATGATGGCTGCTAAGAAGATGGCTCCAAAAGCTTCTATGTCTAAAAAGAAAATGTAATATAGAATGTGATCTCCAATGACGCTCTAGAAATAGGGCGTTGTTTTAAACAACGTCAAAGGAATATTTATTATGGCTTCTCCTACCCGTTTCCCCGCTGGTGTATCAACACAAGCAGTTGGTTCTACACTAGGCCAATTTCCCCTTCCAGATCCCACAGATATCTGTGTTGATTTTCATGAATTTAATGAGTATGTTGCTGGTGACTGGACTGTTACCAATACGACTACTCACCAAACAATTGGTTTAGTTGCTGGTGCTGGTGGTTTAATATCTACTGTTGGTGGTGCATCTAGCGTCACTAGCGACATTGGTGCTGTTCAAACTAACCCATTAAACTTCAACATTGCTACCAATACGATTGTTGCTGCTGCTCCTCCTACACAACAAGCTTGGTTCTACACTGCATTTAAAACTACTACTGCTATTAACGACCAACTACAAGTTGGTTTAGCTAGTTCTATTGCTGCTTTAACTCCTACTGATGGTATCTACTTTAACAAAGCTGCTGGTTCTACAGCTATTACTTTTGTTGTTCGTAAAAGTAGTGCTTCATTAGCTGCTACTGCTTACTCAACTGGTTCTACAACTGTTGCTACTCTTGCTAACAATACCTTTGTTAAACTTGGTTGGTACTATGACGGCAAAGGTAACATTGACGTATTCGTTAATGATGCAAAAGTTTGTTCTGTTGACGTAGGTGTGTCTACAGGTACTATGGTTGCTACCTTCCCGAATGCTACAAACTTAGGTATGGGCTTTGGTTGTAAGGCTGCTTCTACTGCTCCTACTACTGCGGATATGGTTGTTGACTTTATGCTAGCTGCCCAAACTCGCACCTATTAATTAGGAGAGTCACATGGCTAACGTATTTACAACTCAAATCCTTGAAGAAGGACCACGCAATGTATCTATAAAACTAGTGGGAGTACTAGATACTGGTAATCTAGCTTCTACTACTGCTCTAGCAATGTCCAGTATCAACCAAGGTGGTATTGGTCCAACTCCAGAGCAAGTAAAAATAGATCACATTGAATATGTTATTGGTTCTCAACTAGGAGTACAACTATTGTGGGATGCTACTACTGATGTTGTAGCTGTTCCTCTAGTTGGATCTGGACTCTCTTTTCTAAGAGAGTTAGGTGGACTAACTAACAATGCAGGAACTGGTAAAACAGGGACTATTAACATTCTGACTACAGGTTATACATCTGGTACACAAACATTTCTTGTTATCTTAAGACTTGTTAAACAAGGTGCAAATCTATAATGGATTTACAAACTTTGCTTAATATAGGTTTAGGTTTAGCATCTAGTGTTACAGGTTGGTTTGCTAGAGAATTGTGGTCTGCTGTCAAAGAACTTAAAAATGATCTTGCTAAGTTGAGAGAAGATCTTCCCAAAGAGTACGTTGTTAAAAATGACTATCGGGAAGATATTCGAGAACTTAAAAAGATGGTTGAAAAGATCTTTGATAAGCTAGATAATAAAACTGATAAGGTGTAACTATGTCAAACATGATCGTCCCTTTAAATGCTAAAGAAGCCCAGATTAGTGCTGTTATCATTCGTGCTGATGGAACTAAAGAAGACTTGGGTGTAGTAAGTTATTGGCATAAGAATCCCCTCAAACGTATTTTTTGGAGTATTAAAAAATGGCTACAGTCCTAACAAACGCTGGTAAAGCAATCGTAACTAACCGCATTAAAGGTTCAGGCACTGAACCATTAAATGCTGCTTGGGGTACAGGTGCTGGTACGGCAGCAATAGCTGATACAACTTTATTTACAGAAGCTACTCCTCGTGCTGCTGGTACGAGCACACAAGTAACTACAACTGTAACTAATGATACATACCAAGTAGTTGCTACCATAACTGCTACTGGTACTCTTGCTATTACTAATGCTGGTTTGTTTGATGTAATCACTGCAAGTTCAGGCAACTTGTTTGTTAAAGGTGATTTCACAACAATTAACTTAGTAACTGCTGATTCGATACAGTTTACATTCAAAACTACATTTAGTTAATCTAAGGCTGGAGACAGTGCTATATGTCTCTTAACGCCTCTGCAATTAACAAAACAGTACTGAACGGCAGTGCTGGTGGCAACCAGTTCGCCCAGTCAATAACAGCTTCTAGCTCTAGCACTTTTGCTATAGTTAAAAAAACTGCTGTTATTAAATCTGTTTCAAGTACAAGCACAGTTGTTAGACTAATAAAGGCAGGTAAGATAATTTCTTACCTGTCTTCTAGTACTTCGACTTTAATAAAGTCTGCTAGAAAAATACTATCGAGAACATCTACTTCTGCTGTATCTATTGTCAAGAAAGTTGGCAAAGTACTTTCTGTAACAAGTAGTTCTGTATCTACTCTAGTTAGAAAGACTAGTAAATCTTTAACACTAACTAGTACATCTACTGTTGTTCTTACTAAAGTTAAATTAGCTCTAAAAGCTTTATCTGTAACGTCTACTTCTACAGTCAGTCTTATTAAATCTGCTAGAAAATTTGTATCTGTTACTAGTGCTTCTGTTGCTACCCTTGTTTCTGTAACACAAAAAGTTCTTACTCTTAGTGTTACCAGTACAGCCGTATCTAGTCTAGTTAAGTCTGCTAGGAAAATCCTATCTATTGCCTCTACAGCTACTAGTACATTATTAAAAAGAACATCAAAGACTCTTAGTGTTACTTCTGCAACAACATCAACTCTTGTTAAGTTTGTTGCTAAAGCACTTGCTGTTACATCTGCAACTACAAATACCATAGTACGCAAAACAGCTAAGACTTTATCTATAACAAGTACGTCAGTTGCTACTCTACTACAAACTATAGCTCGTACTGTAACTTTGTCTGTTACATCTACATCTATTTCCACCATAGTCAAATCTGTTGGAAAACGCATCTCTGTTACATCTACAGTAGTAGTTGCACTTGTAAAGGGTAGGTTTCAATCTTTATCTGTTACTAGTAGCAGTGCAAACACATTAATACGTAAAGCACTAAAGAACATATCTGTAACTAGTGTTTCTGTATCTACTATTGTTAGATCTATTGCTAAAACAATATCAAGAACAGTTACTAGCACTTCCTCTTTACTAACAAGTAAAATTAAACTACAACTGTTGTCTGCTGTTTCTACAACAACTAGTACTATTTTAAAAACAAGTTCTAAGATCCTTAGTTTTACAAGTACAGCTACAAATACGTTAGTTCGTAGCACATTAAAAAATATTTCTATAACTAGTACAAGTATTGTTACTGCTATTAAATTTATAAGCAAAGCTATAGCAAAAACAGTTGCTAGTTCTGTGTCTTTATTAGCAGCAACTTCTTTATCTAGAACTTTAACTATTGCGGCTACAGTTACAACAACTCTCATTAAAAGAGCACAGCTAACAAGGTCTGTAGTTATCACTAGTGTTACAACACTTTCTAGATCTATTGGAAAAATAGTTAATTCTGGAACTACAGTTGTTTCTGTTGCAATTTTAAAAACAACTTTTCGTTCAATTGTTTTAACTTACACCTCTATATCTACTTCACTGCTACTTAAAGAGGCAGGTAAAACTCTAACAACTTCTTTGTCTAACACTGTGGTTATTGTTAGATCTGTGTACAAAAACATAACAGCTACTGTAAGCAGTACTATAGTATTACTTATTAACTCTGCTTACTACAAGGTGTTATCTGTTACATCTAGTGTTGCTGTTGATTTAGCCAAAACAAAGGTATTGTTTTTAATGTTGGTAGCTGACGTAGTGTCATCTACTGTAAGCCTGATTAAACAGGTTTCTAAACCACTAGTTGCTTTAAGTACAGTTAGTAGTACAGTATCAACCGCTACAGCAAGATTTGTGTTACTAGTAACAACAGTTTATACTATTGTCGTAAACAACATCCACATTCTCTTACCTAATGTTGTAAACACGATCTTTGTTCCTACAAAGAAAGTTTTAGTCAAAGCAGTTAAATTTGTCAATGTACTAGTTAGACCAAAAAAGACTAACATAGTTGCTTCAAAACAGGATGATTTATATGGCTGAAAGTTTTTCTTACAAATTTATAACTGAAAACAAACCCCTATCTTTTGACTTTAGCCAAGTGTTAGTCACAGGAGAAACGTTGTCTACAGCCAGTTGTTCTGTATTAGTCATGGATGGTGTAGATGCAAATCCTTCCAACATACTTGATGGTGCTGCCTCTATCATTGGCTCTAAGATTTATCAACAAGTTCAAGATGGAGTTGCTGGTGTAACGTACAGGCTTGTAGCTACTGTTACAACTAGTGTTGGTAATACTGTAGTTGCTATTGGTGATCTCCCAGTGTATAGTCCAGACGAAGTGCAGTAGAAATGTCTTATAAACCTAACTGGGACAATGGTGGTTGGAATGTAATTTGTGACGCTTGTGGTCGCAAATTTAAAGACAGCGATCTACAACTTCGTTGGGATGGGTTGATGGTCTGTAGTTCTGACTGGGAAGTTAGACAACCACAAGATTTTGTACATGGTGTTGCAGACATTCAAGCCCCTGTATGGGTTAGAGCAGAGCAGTCTGATCACTTTATATTTCAAGAGGTAGATCAAGTAGAGTCCATCACTTTAGTAGAAAACCTTTCTACTAGAATACTATCTCCTAGCTCTATAAATGGTAGTGCTCTTAACTCTCTAGGATTAAACTCATGAACGAAACAATTAGTTTAGTAGGTGAAGTAGAAATACTGCTGAACAATACTATTGTTGTTCAAAAGAAAAACTTAATTGTTCAAGCAGGTAAAAACTTTTTAGCAAATGCTGTTCTTAATAGTAGTGCTTCTCCATTTGTTGCTATAGCTGTAGGTTCTGGAACAACTGCTGCTGGTTCAGGAGACACAACACTTCAATCTGAACTTTATAGAAGTGCGTATACAACTTCTAGTACACTCAATAGTGTAATTACATTGACTTTGACTATGTTGCCTGGTGTAGCTACTGGATCTATTTCTGAAGCAGGTATCTTTAACAATGCCACATCTGGAGGCACTATGTTGTCACGTATAGTATTTAGTACAATTACTAAACAAAGTATAGATACACTACGACTTACTTGGACCATCACTGTTGGTTAATAGGAGCCTAATATGGTTATGAAGTTTACAAACAATGCAACATCTACTCTAGCATCTGGAATCAATGCTTCAGTTACTAGTCTGACTGTTGCTTCTGGCAATGGAGCATTGTTTCCTACTCTAGCTAGTGATTACTTTTACTGTACTCTTTCTAATACAGCAGGTACTGTTGAGATTGTTAAGGTAACTGCTAGGTCTACTGATACATTTACTATTGTCCGTGCTCAAGATAACACTACTGCTGCTTCTTGGCTTACTGGTGATAAAGTTGAATTACGTTTAGTTGCTGCTAGTCTTAATGACTTCCCCAAACTAGATGAGGTTAACACTTTTACATTGTTACAAACAATGAGTGTTGGTTCTGTTGGTGGTCCCTGGACTACAGGAACAAGACCAGGTAGTCCTTCAACAGGTCAATCAGGTTTTAACTCCACATTAAGTAAGTTTGAAACTTGGAATGGTACTGGTTGGATTTCTAGTGGTGGTGCTACAGGTGGTGGTAGTGATGATGTGTTTTATGAAAACAGTTTGACTGTTAACTATAACTACACAATAAGCACTAGTAAAAACGCTCATTCTGTAGGTCCTATTACTGTAGCTAGTGGAGTAGCTGTTACTATTCCTAGTGGACAACGCTGGGTTGTTTTGTAAGGAATAAATATGTCATCAATAGTAATATCAGGCGATACATCAGGAGCTGTAACTCTATCTGCACCAGCGGTAGCAGGAACTACTACGCTAACCCTACCTGCTACTAGCGGTACGGTATTGACTACGGCCTCTACTGCCGTAGTTACACAGGCAATGTTAAGTACAAACGTAGCGGGTAATGGCCCAACTTTTAGTGCTTACCAAAGTTCCGCACAAACTCTTTCTTCAAATACAGTAACAAAATTAACATTTACAACTGAAGAATTTGACACAAACAATAATTTTGCATCATCCACTTTTACACCAACTGTTGCTGGGTATTATCAAGTTAATGCTGGGATGGAAGTTTCTAGTTCCTCTACTGGGATGATATTGTATGTATTTAAAAATGGGTCTAACTATAAAAAATTAACAAATGCAAATCCAGCCTCTATAACAGGATTAAATGGTTCTGCACTTGTTTATTGCAATGGTTCAACAGACTATATTGAAATTTATGGTCTTATTGCAACTGGGCAAGCATTGGTAGCCGCATCTACTACAACTTATTTTCAAGCCGCAATGGTTCGGAGTGCTTAATGTTATACGACAAAATCATGGCTTTATATCCTAGCCTTACTCAACAGGATTTTTTGACTGTAATCACACTTCAAAACGATGGTAATGGCGATTACATAGCGAAATGGGAACACCCAACCCTTGCTAGACCTACAGACGCACAACTAGCGGAGATTTCATAATGGCTTCAATCATAAGTGCAGGAACTACAAGCGGTACAGCACTCAACATGAGTGGTGACACCTCTGGTGTGTTGCAACTAGCGACTAATGGCACTACTACTGCCATGACTATTGATACTAGTCAAAGGGTGGCATTTGTAGCGGGTACAGCGGCACTTCCAGCCATTACTACGACAGGTGACACCAACACAGGTATTTGGTTTCCTGCGGCAGATACGATTGCCTTTGCAGAAGGTGGTGCGGAGAGTATGCGTATCGACTCTAGCGGCAACTTGAGAATTGGTCAAACTTCAGGAAATGCTGACGCAAGGACATCAATTAATGGAGGGTCAACAGATTCTTCGCCATGTATTGACTATGTAAAAAATTCAGCAACAACAAGTACGGCACAAGTTTATGCAAGATTTACTGCTGGTTCAACTGGAACAGGAAGTATTACTGCAAATGGTGCGGCAGCAGCGGCATTTACTGCGTGGTCAGATAGTCGCTTAAAGGAAAACATAACTGATTTACCTTCACAACTTGCCAATATAATGGCGCTACGCCCTGTTGAATTTGACTACGTCGAATCTATGGGGGGTGGGCATCAAATCGGTTTTATTGCTCAAGATGTTCGAGCCATATATCCTGATTTAGTTGGTGAAAGTTCTGATGGAATGTTAACTTTGACCGACATGAACAAAAATGATGCTAGATTAATTAAAGCAATCCAAGAACTAAAAGCAATAAACGACACACAAGCCGCAACAATCACCGCACTAACCGCCCGTATAGTGGCTTTGGAGACTGTATGACAATGATTCTTGATGGCACAAGTGGCATTACCTTTCCAGATAGTAGCAAACAATACAATAGCTACTACGGCTTTAAAAACCGCATCATCAATGGTGCAATGGTGATTGACCAGCGCAATGCGGGGGCTAGTGTTACTGTTAACAACAATCAGCAATTCCCCATTGATAGATTTATTGTTCAGTCTTCTACTAGCACTCAATTTACAGCGCAACAAAGTACTACTGCGCCAACTGGTTTCTATAACAGCCTTTTAATTACCACATCGTCAGCAAATGCTTCTGGATTCAATGCTGTATGGCAAAGAATTGAAGCAAATAATACAAACGATTTTGGGTTGGGTACAGCATCGGCAAGCACATTTACTGTATCTTTTTGGGTTCGTTCTAGCGTTACAGGCACGTTTGGGTTTTATCTTCAAAATAGCGCATCAACATATTCTTATGTAACAACATACACAATAAATACGGCAAATACATTTGAATATAAAACAATTACTGTGACTGGCCCAACTGCTGGAACATGGTTAACAACAAATAATTGTTCGTTACAAGTAGCATGGTCGTTAGGCGGAACAGGCGGTACAACATCTACTCTTGGCTCTTGGCAATCCGCAAATGTTTACAACGCAACAGGGTCAACAGGAATTTCCAACACAGCATCCGCAACCTTCTACATCACAGGCGTACAACTTGAAGTAGGCGCAGTAGCAACAAGTTTTGATTACAGACCTATTGGTACTGAGTTAGGGCTTTGCCAACGTTATTTTGAGCAAATTGGAGATGTTGTAGGGGGCATTATTGCACAGGCTTTGTTTGTAGACAGTTATTCTGCTGGTAGTTCTACTTCGCAATTTAATTGGTTTTATAGGCAACAAAAAAGAGCCGCCCCAACTATTGCATTGTATGGTTCATTTACAACAAGTAATGTTGCTGGTAGTGTTGGTACGTTAGGAATAACGCCAATAACTGCCTGTATTTATGCCAATCCAGCGGCGGCAGGGAGATTGTATTGGTACAACAATGCGGCATCTGGTTATTCAGCAAGTGCGGAGTTATAAATGTATAAACTAATAAAAAACCCAATTACTGGGCAAACTAATATAGTGCAACGTCTATCAGACAACGCATTCATCCCCTTTGACCCCGCTAACACCGACTACCAAGCCTACCTAAAATGGCTTGCTGAAGGCAATACGCCATTGCCAGCAGACGAATAAGCAAAAATTAAAGGCTAATTAATGTCTTCTAACTACAGTATTACTCGTGATCAAATCATATCTCTAGCTCTTAGAAAGTTAGGAGTGCTTGAGATCGGGGATACTCCAGATGCTAATAGCGTTTCTAATGCTGCTATGTCTTTAAACTTGTTAATTAAACAGTTTAATGCAGATGGTTTGAAGCTATGGAAAGTATCGGAACTTATCATTCCTGTTACTTCTGGACAGACTACTTATGTCTTAGGTGGTGCTACATCAACTTTGATGTATGACTCCTTAGCTCCTACTGTAGCTATCACAGACAAACCTCTAAAGGTTATCCAAGGGTTCTATCGTAATACAGTATCTACTCCAGACATAGATACACCAGTGATAGTTATATCTAGACAAGAGTACACTGTTCTAGGGTCTAAGTTCTCTACTGGTACACCTAACAGTATTTTCTACGATGCTCGTAGACTCAACGGTATTCTCTATGTGTACCTAACCCCTGACGCTACTACACAGACTAATCTACAACTACGTTTAATAGCGCAGATGCCTATCAATGATGTTTCTACAGCTAATGAATTACCAGACTTTCCTAATGAGTGGATGAATTGTTTGGTGTGGAACTTAGCAGACCAACTGTCTCTTGAGTATGGTGTTCCTATGAACACTAGACAAGAGATTGCTATACGTGCTACAGCCTACAAAGACAAGATGGTTGATTGGGATGTAGAAGCTTCTAGCACATTCTTTAGTCCTGACTTTAGATCTACATCTGTTAACTCCTATGGGCGATAAGCATGGCTACAGAACGTATACCACTTACGCAACCTATAGAAAGTAGGGACGGGACTTTTGCTAAAGACTCATATTCTTCTAACTGTTTCTTTGAGACTAGAGATCAGAAGAGAGAGTTTATTAAAAGACCAGGTTTAGTTTTAGCTAAACAGGTTGTTGCTATAACTCCTCCTGCTCACACACCTAGTCAAGGACTAGCTGCTTTTAATAACAAACTAATTGCTGTTATTAATAACGTTGTCTATAGCATTAATCCAGCATCTAGCTTTGCTGTGACTAATCTTGGTAGTACGTCTAGTACAACTAACCAGAGTTATTTTGTTAAGACGTTTGTAGATACATACCTATTCTTTCATAATAAGACTACTGGTTATCTACTAAACCAAGCTGGTTCATTTGTAACGATGACCACATTGCCATCAAGTCCGTACGTGTCTGGCACTGTATTCTTGAACAACTATATATTTATTGGTACTACTAATAATCGTATCTATAACTGCAACATCGGTGATCCAACTACTTGGACTGCTCTTGACTACGTTAGTTTTGAGCAGACTGCTGACGTACTTGTTGGTATTGCTAAGCATTTGAACTACCTAGTAGCTTTTGGTTCTACTAGCATTCAGTTTTTCTATGATGCTGCTAATGCTACGGGTTCTCCCTTAGCTGTAGCTCAGAGCTATACGTCTGAGATTGGCTGTGCTACTGGTGATAGCATCGTTGCTACTAATAACACTGTGTTGTGGATTGGAACTAGTAAGACCAATGGTCGTGCTGTCTACCTAATGGATGGTGTGTCTGCTATTAAGGTTTCTACTAATAGCATAGACAAGCATTTAGAAGCTGATAGTTTGAGCATAGTCACAGCTTATTGCTATACAGTCTCAGGACATACGCTATATGTTTTATTTTTACACAATACTAGTAAAACTTTAATTTACGATATAAACGAGAAGATGTGGTACACATGGACTCAGTTTTCTATTCAATCTAGTGACCAACCTAACCCAGGCACTTATCAAGAGTCTTACTTTAGAGCAATCTTCTTTGCTGAGTTAAATGATGTTGCTTATGTCTTAGATGATGACACAGCTACTATTTACTATTTGAGTGCTACTGCCTATCAAGATAATGGTCAACCTATCTACTGTAGAACAGTAACAGACATCATAGACAACGGTGTTACTAAACGTAAGTTCTATGGAAGACTAGAGATTGTTGGAGACAAGGTTCCTGGGACAATGATGGTGCGCCACAGTGGTGATGACTACCAAAACTGGTCTAGTTTTAGACCTATAGATCTCAATACTTCTAGATCCCAAGTTTACTTAAGTGGCTCTGATAGACGTAGAGCTTGGGAGTTCTTGTGTACTAGCAATGTCCCTTTGCGTCTAGACACAGCTGAGATAGACTTTAGGATAGGTGAACTAGATCAAGAACAATCAGTTGGTGGTGGACGCTATAGACGATAAAATAAAAGGAAAAGTACCTGTGTGTATCCGAAAGGATTACACAGTGTACTTAGAGCTTTTTGACAATCTCTTGTGGATTCATGTTGACATCAAAAGATGGTCAGCTGGAGTCAAGAAGGATTGTCAAAAGGACTTTGTTCTTATACAGAGTTTAATTGGCAAGCCTATAGCTGCTTTAGTTAGAGAGGATGACATTAAACTTGCAAGATTTGCCAGATCATTTGGTTGGCTAGAGAAATGTCAGATAGTTCTATTAGACGGTTCAAAGGCTTTCATCTATGTTTCAAAAGCATAGTACATAAAGGAATGATATGGGTGGTGTTGTAAGTGATGTAGTTAGTAGTGTTGGCGATATAGGCCAAGGAGCCATTGACACTGTTAGTGACATTGGTGCAGGTATTGATGACACTGTTAATGAAGTTGTACCAGGTGGTTGGACTACCGTTGGTTTACTTGCTGCTGGCTATTACTATGCTCCTGAAATAGGGGCATATATAAATGCGTCTGGTAGTACTGTGCCAGCGTCTGCTGTTGTAGATGCAGGTGCTACAGCATTAGGAGATATGGCTGCTACAGGAGCAGGAGGTGGTATTACCTCTGGAGGTATTGGTGGAGCCGCTGGTGCTAGTGCTGCTGCTAGTTCTGTTGCTGCTGCTAACACTGCTTCTGGTGGTGCAGGTAATGTTTTAAATAGTGCTGGGGGTAATATGAATTTATCGGATTTTAGTTCTGCTTTGAACATAGCTTCAAGTGTTAACTCTCTCACTGGAGGGGGTGTATCTAATCTTCTAGGTGGTCCAGGGTCTATATCTGGTACTGAAGCTCAGCAAATGGCTGATCCTTTTGCACCATACAGAGCTAACTTAGCACAGATGTATAGCGGTGCTCTACAGCCTGGAACAGGGATAGATGTAACTAGGATGCCTGGGTATGAACAGTACACAACAGGTGTGTTAAACCCTGCTATGGAAGCTTCTAAGCGTAGTGCTGCTGCTTCTGGTCTACTGTATTCTGGAAGAGAGTCTGCTGCTCTACAAGACATTGGTCAAAGAGGCTACTACGGCTTTATGACTGACTATCTAAATCGTCTTGCTCAAGGTTCTGGTGCTGTTTCTAATCCTGCCCAAGCTGGTGGTCTAGGAATAACTCAAAATGCTGCTAATCAACAAGCCTTTTCTCAAGGTCTTGGTGGTTTAGGTCAAGGTATAGCTGGTTTATATCCAGGCTCTAGTACTAACACTATGGGCAACGTTCCATACAACCCAAGTTCTATCTATAGTTCTTTCGCTAGTCCTACTTCTCAATATGGCTATGGTGTTGGTAGTCTCTTGTCTGGTACTTCTGGTATTGGGGATTAAATATGGCATTCTTGATGAGTGATGTAGCTGCTGGTAGTAATGCCGCTTTACAACTACAACGAAACATGGCTGCTGCACCTGATGTGCAACAGACGCAAACTAATGTCATGCAAGAGCAAGCTAATACCTTGCAACAGCAAGAACAAAACTTAGAAAAGACTAGGTTATCTAATATTGTTTCTAGTACGGGTATCAAAACTGATGCTGACATTAGAAGCAAAATGGAAACCCTTGTAAAAGGAGATGACTACACTAATGCTAGTCCTTCTGAACGAGTTCTTAAGATGGCTTCATTAGTAGGTGAAGCAGGTAAGCCAGAAGACATGGCTAAACTAATAGAAGTCTCTGAAAAGATTACTGCCAGGGATCTTCTCAATCAATCTAAAAAAGCAGACATTGAACGTCAGTCAATAGCTGATGCTTCTAGTGTTCTAGAGACTATTCCTGAAGCTCAGGTTAACGAAAGATTTAACAGTCTTCCAGAAGCAACTAGAAATCTTGTGATTAATAGAGTAGGACCAGCAAACTGGAATAACTTCTCTCCTAAAGAAAAGAAAGCTGTTGTTCAGAATCTCTTTGAAACTGCTAACTCAAAACTACAAGAACAAAAGATATTAGCTGGCATTCAAATGGCACAGATACGTGCTACTGCTGATGTAGAAAAAACACGACTTAGGTTAGCTGCTAATGAAAGAGCAAAAACTTTAGGTGATGAAAAACTTGTGCAAATCTGGAGTACTGTTAACAAAAGTCTTGATAAGGTTCAAAATGATCCTCGAACTGTTGCAGAATTTAAACGTCTTGATGAAGAAGTTGATAAAGCACTAACTGCTGCTACAAAATCCACTACTTTTGGAAGTCTTAGTTTTTTAGGTGTGGGTGATTACAAACCAGAAGGTTCAGACACACCGTTTTATAGCAA